AGATTTTGCTACACCTTCTCTTAACGGCAATTACGCACAAATCACAGGTGTGATTACCATAACGGCGGCTACATCTTCTGTGTTTTTTACAGGTTCGTCTACAACAGCGAGCGTTTCAATTACAAATATACGAACATCTCGTTTAAGAATTGCTTAAATATAGAATTAAAATTCATTCAAAAAAATTATAATATTTTAGTATAATATAATGTCCTACGCTAACTTTGGTCCTACCTATTATTCTGAAAATATTATTAACGCAGAACTTGCCGCTGTCGTAATTCCTACCAGTTTAGTAAATGCTGCTATTGTAACCACAACCTTAATCCGTCTCGCTGACGGCATCACTGAAATTCAACTAACCCTCCCTGTTGGTGAGTATATATTCCGTGGTAAATGTTTTTTTACCCCTGGTGCTGGTGCTATAGATATTCAATACGCACAGGCTGTCCTCATAAATTTGACTACTAACGACATTATCGCATCGTCTGCCGCCATTACAGGTGCAAACTTTGGGGCTGCTCATGCTAATGTAAGAGTGGCCATGAATGTTGATGTGGTAACTTCCCTTGCCGCCGTAACAACTTTTGCCCTCCGTCTTCGCTCGAATGGAGTTACTGTAGCAAGTGCTATGGGTGCTCCTGGAGGACAATTTAACTCAACTCTTCGTGCTACAAGAATTTCTGCTTAAAAATGGTTCAATTAATAACTACATTTAAAGGATTTCTTGGCTGTAATATTATAGAAGATTTAGGACTATATTTAGCAATAGCATTTTCTTGGGCTTCGTCCGCTCGTATTAGACTACTTTCTTGTAATAAAATAACATATTTATCATAACATGCATTAAGGAAATCTAATTGATCTATCTTTCGTAAATTAACAGGAATAAATAAAGTTTTAGATATTTGTAATCCAAGATGATGATAAGACTTACTTAATTCTAATTCTTGTATTTTTAGATTGTTTAAATTCAAGTAGAGAGATACAGAACCCAATATTGCGAGCAACATGCTAATCGAAGAGCTAATTAATGAAATATTAGTTTGTTCTACAAAATCACTTACTCCAACGCTAATAAAAGAATTAAAAATACTTAAAATTATAGATGGAACAGAAAATAGAGTTGCACATTTATTATAATAAAGAAAACTTAATGAGTGTTGATTACTTAAATAGACGCTCTTCCTTCTTAATAGGTTTAGAAATTCTATCAAATCTTCGTCCCATTCTTCATTGTCCATTATATAATAATATAATATATATATAATGAATAAAATAAAAAAAACAATAATGACGCCACTATCAGATGGTATGGTACGTAGTTGTCTTGGGCAAAATACAAAAATAATTAAATTTAGTGAGCTTAAGCAATACAATAATATGAGTGATATTATACCTAATATAAATGATTTTTTTATTTGTCTTTTGGAAGAAGAAATGAATTCAGGACACTGGACTTGCTGTCTACATTTGAAAGATGGATATTATTATTTTAATAGTTATGGTAAGAAGTACGATGCAGATATTAGTGTAATACCCATGTGTATACGTCGTATATTATTTGAAGATAAGCGTGAATTTAATCGTCTACTCGATGGTGCAAAATGTGACTACAACAAGACTAAATACCAAGGCAATAAATCGCAAGTGTGTGGTAGGTATTGTGTATTAGCTATTACAATGATGTGTATGATGGGTTACTCGCCGGAAGATTTTGGTAAGTTCTTGGTAGATAAAAAGAAAGAATTAGGAGTTTCTTTTGATGAATTGGTTGCAAAATGTGTAAATATTTAACATATATATATATGATGAATTTGAGAGAAATATTTATTGCTTTAGGAACATATTTATTTAAAATAGCGAACTTTGAATATTATCAAGATAGGTTTCAAACGACTTATAATAGAATTAGACGTGATAGATGATGATAAATCTCCAACAAAGTATTTTTATTTTATATGTTACTTTCATGTAATATATAAAAATATTTAATGTTTCATAATTATTTCTTGATATTTTGGTGATAAAAACTTGTAATTTGCACAATTACATTTCCGGCAACTGATAACGCAATTATTTATAGTATGACCAATATCATTATTTATTCTATCAATAGTGCAGTGGTTAGGTAAATATGGCGATAAATATTGCAACTCAATATCGCAGTAAATACAATTTGGTGTGTCTACTACTTTATTTAATACACTTGTAAAGTCTAAATCGCATACACGATTATGTTTTTTATCTGCGATCCTTGACCCATGTATCATACTTGTAGCCCTTCTCACGATTGGGTCATTACAATGAGTACAATCATGCTCACGAACACCACATGGACAATAATCTTTAGCGCGTCGCTTACTAGAGCAGTCTTTACATGTTGCTGTAAGTTTTTTACCACGGAAAACCATTTCATTAATATTTTTAGAACAAAGACATACCCTACATTTATTATTCATATATATTAATCTAATATTTAAAAACCGAGAATAACACGAAAAGTTGCTAAAGGATTTCTTTTTTATTGTCTTCTAAATATTTAATGTGTTTATTTGATTTTAAGTGATATGAAATATTTGATTTTCTACAAATAAAACCACATTTACACGTAATTTTTTCTTTTGCTTTATCATTAATCTGCTCTAAATTAGTTTCACGATAATGTATTTGATACTCTAACATCTGCTCACGATTTTCTTTACGATATTTTTTTGTTTGTTCTTTAATCTTATTATGATTTGCTTCACGCCATTCTTGTAGGGTTTGTCCTGCTATTAATTTATTTACACAATCTGTTGTTCGTTGATGTTTTCCTTCAATCATTTTTAGTTCTTGTTTGCTTTGGACTTCTACTTCAATAATTAATTCAATATATGCATCTTCATATTTTAATATTTCAAATGAAGTTATATAATGAAACTTTTCATTTAACCAATTTTTATAATCTCGTCTATGACCACTCATGCGGTTACATAATTGTTGTTCTGTTGAACCAATATAAATATCTTTGGTTTGGTGTGAGCGAATGCTATAGATGTATCCCTTCATTTACTATGTATATTATTTTGTGTTTAAGTGTGTTTTTTACTTTCATAATTTCAATATGTTGTCTCGTTTTGCAATGACTATATTTGTTATTGGGATGTATTACAGAACCACATTCACATTTAATTATTTGTGACTTAAATTGTGTTTCCCAGTGACTAGGCATTTGTATAATAAATAATTTATATTTTTTTCAAATCAATTTTATTTTAATTAATGAAAAAACATTATTTTTATTTATGAAACATTAATTATTAATTTAGAACTTTATGGATTTATAGAACTATAAAAGTTTTATTGAAAATACATTCTTGCATTTTAGGATTATTTTTATAAAGGTATTTTTCTAGAATTGTCTAAATTATATTTTAATGTTTCATAATCTCTTTTTAATGTTTTCATTATTATTTAATTTAAATATTTAACTATATTATAGAATAATGACGTACTACTCGACACATAAGACTTATTTTAAAGAATATTATCATGAATATCACTTGAAAAATCGAGAGAAAATGATTGAAAAATCTACAGCTTGGTATTTAGCCAATGAGGATCATAGGGTTAGACATGCGATTGCATGTAAACGCTATCTTGATAAAAATAAGAAGGACGTATATGGTAAACGACGTGCAAAATATGTACACAAGGTATTGATGAAAGAATTATTGAATTACTTTAAATGATTTAGAAATATCTCTGTATTATATATAATCAATGCATCCTAAACAAGCAATATATACTGCTCGTTGGAGGGCATCCCATCCCAATAGAAATGAAGTTAAACAAACTCGTGAATATCATAGGATTTATGATGTTAAAGTGTGTATTTGGAGGAAAGAACTACGACGACTATTAAAGATTGACCCAACTTACTTTTTACTTTAGGACATTTTTATATTAATTAAAATTTTAATATAAAAATAAAATCTCTGTATAGAGTATAGAAATGACTAACTACCTTGAATTTCCAAAAATCGATGCTATGCGAAAGAAATGCGATCCTAATGAATGGTATTGGTTTTCTCGTGATATTACTACTGCCGGACAAAAAGCATTTTCCGCTATAAAAAAAGATGCTATTCATGACCATTTAGAATATTTTAATGTAAATAATCATTTATATGAAATATTTCCACCTGAACAACCAGTTTGTCCGTATTTTGATTTAGAAATGGAAATTGAAAATTATGATGGATTACTTGTAAAATTTCAAGATTGGCTCGATATTATATGGGAAACTGAATTTGGATTTAAACCTACTTATATTGTATTAAATTCGTGTCGTGAAAATAAATTATCTTACCATTTAGTTATCAATAATTGTTATTTTAATAATGTGTTTGAATTAAAAGGATTTGTGCATTGGCTATTCGATTTAATGATTAAAAATCCTATTGAAGAATTGTGTTGGAAATATGGTGACGAACAACGTCTTATTTTTGATAAAGTGCCTTATGGAAATAATCAAAGTCTTCGTATGATAAACCAGTCTAAACGTGGTAAGCAATATATTTTAAAAGGCGAATATGTACCATTTGATACTTTCGTTCGAAATATAAGAGGTTCACTTATCCAAGCAACTAAATATAAAAAAGTTAATGTTCCTCAAAATATTATTGTTTGTCCTGAAAATCAAGTTGAAACATCAGGTTTTGATGAAAAACAAACCATTATGTATGAAGAATTTCAAGAATACATGAAATATAATCTTTTTACAAAAATTTCAATTAATGCATCCTTTGAAGAATGGCGTAATTTTAGTTTTGGTATTTATAATACATTTGGCGATAATGGTTTACAATTATTTCTTGATTTTTCAAAATTAGATGTAAAACGATACAAAGAACAAGAATGTATTGACCATTATAAGCGTCTTAAGGTTGGTGGTTCTAATCGAATTACTTTTAATACTATTCGTATGTGGGCAAAGAAAGCTGATAGTAAAATGTTTAAACGTATATTTTCTATCTTTATTGATAAGCTTGAAGAGAGACAATATGCTGATAATGATAATGAAGCTAGCGATATTATAATTGAATTATTAAATAATAAATTAATCAATGGTAATAAGGTTTACTATAAAATACATAATATTTGGGTTTGTGATGGTGAAATGATTAAATCACATTTAATTAATTATATTATGTCTGCACCATTGTACAAGGAAGACGCAAAAGGTAATGCTTCTCTATTCTGGGCTAACTTTTCGTCGGCTGAAAAGGTTTATAAAACAATTATGAATAAAATCATGACTTTTCCTTGTGTAGTTGATAAATTTCATTCTACTACAAAATATCGCATTTGCTTTATGAATGGTGTGCTTGATTTTAAAACAAAAAGATTTTATACTTGGAAAGAAGTAGATTTTGAATATTATTCTGTTGTTCAAATTCCTTATAATTATGAGCGTGTTGACTATCAAATGATTATTGATGCGGTTTTACAACCATTATTTAATGATAAATTAGATTTAGCTCTTCAATATCTTGCTCGTTCTATTGCCGGATGCATTGAAGATAAGAATTTTGCTACTTATGAAGGAAATCGCAATTGTGGTAAGGGTGCTATTGGGCATCTACTTGGTGCATTTGGTGACTATATTAAACCGCTGTTGCTTTCTAATGTAACATGCTCACGAGAAACTTCACACGAAAGTGCTAAAGATTTATATTGGTTAATGGATTATGAGTTCGCTCGTCTTGCTATTTCACAAGAAGTACCGGTTGAAGGTTTAAAATTGCGTAGTGATATGATAAAGCGTATCTGTTCAGGTGGCGATACTCATACCGCTCGCCGTAATTATGACCGCCGTGATACTAATTTTCAAGTAGAATGCTCTGTTATGATGATGGGTAATGAA